CATTTCTAACAATACCGAATGCCGTCCTCTCCACAATCAGGAAATCTTTGAACCCTGCTGCCTCAATCTGTTCCTCTGCTTTTCGGAAATACCGCTCTTTTGAATCCTGCTGCCAGTCAAACCTCATTTTCAACTCAATTCCTCCTCAATTTTCATCATTTTTCGATGCCCTCCTTTTCCTCATTCGGGCGTGTATGTAAAACATACAATTGAAATCGTTATAATAAACATTCGCATCCGTGAACTTATAATCCGGATACCATTTTGCAAGCTGCTCTTGAATCGAATCCCTTTCTTTCACCATTCTGTCAACATATGAACCTATCTGTTTGTAACTGCCTCCTGCTGCCGGACGTTTGGAATGAACAACACGGATGTCCGGATTCATGAGATTCTGCGAGGAGTTCCATCGTTTTTCCGACTTGATTCGCTTTTTTTCTTTGACGATATAGTTTGCCATGCCTGACAACCCGTTCTCGTCCTTTTCCAGTCTCCGGACTTCATTCCTGCTGCCATGTTTCCAACAACGTTCAACCGTGTCTAAATCAAGAGAACCGTCCATCACAAGATGGTGATGCCATCTGATTTCCTCCTCCGGATTGTATTCAGTGACATAGATATATTTACAGTTTGGCAGTCCTCTCTTTCTCCTCTGATAGTTGATTCTGCGGATGTAATTCTGCATATTCTTTATTGCTGCATCAATGTCGCCGTCCTGCGGTAAGTGGTCATCATCATATGTGAGTGTTATCCAAATGTCTTGGTCTGTGAAGTTGTGATTTATAAGACGCTCAACATATTTTCTTGCGTTCTTATCATTCAAATTCCTTTGTGCTTTGCTGTTGTCATTTTTGATGCTCCTGCCCTCTGGAGGAACATCATCCATTGAACTGAACTGTGGGTATATCTCAATTTCAAACTGCTCTCCTGCTGTTATCTCCTTGAGTGCATATATTACCTTTTTCCGGTTCTTGAGCATCTGCTCCACGAACCACTCATGCATGTCCTCTAATGCTTTACTATATGCTGCTTCGTAATCATACGGGATGAACTGCTGCATCCCTCTCTTTCTTTTTTTCCCTTTCTTCTCCATGTCTGACACATATCCTCCTGATACCCTATAACTTAGTTTTAAGGGTTTTCGTAGACTTGTTACTATCTATTACAAGGACGATAAAAACCCGAAAAACCTTTAAAATATGCGGTTTGCATGAGCATTTTCCCTTGTACTTTCGTGTCAGATTTGATATACTGTTCTTAGTGAATCACTGACGAAAGTCTTTGAGGAAACCGACTGGTCACTGCAATGATCAGTCGGTTTTTTGCTCTTTTTCATGCTGCCCTGCCTCCCGCTACTATTATGCGATTGCTGCAATCTTCTTTTCCCATTGTTCCCGCTCTTCGACTTTCCCTGCTTCTCTCCCTGCCTCATATGCAGTCATACACATGACCGCATATCCTTTCGCCTCCGGCGTTTCGATTGCGGTGAACTTGGTCGCTATGCGTTCGATGATTGCCTTTTTTTCTTCTGACATGGTGTCTCCTCCTTTCATGACCTGTCTCGTCAGTGCATGGCGGTCATTCTCATGCAGACGGTGACTGCTGCCACCGTTTCGACTAATCATAGATTCGTTGCGTAATATTCACCCGTTTCGTTATGTTCATAGATGTCGTATTGAGAAAATTCAATGTCAGTCCCCATGTATCTGACGTTCATTTTTAGCAATTCATTTTTATCCATGAATTTAGTTTTTTCCAACACTCCATATACTTCAACATCTACCATTTTTTGTTCCTCTACTTTCTCCATTCCTGCGAATCTCGGAACAAACAGACCGAAATCCGTTGCCGGAAAACTTGTCCGATTTATGGTGTTTTGTATTCCACAAAAATCATGTGCAAAATTGAATTTATCCGCTTTGAGCCATTCATCCAGACTTAAGTTAAATTTTTTATCTGCACTTTCAATGTCCATTAATGAACCCATTCTTTCGCCCCTGCTGATTCCCTCTTTTTCTGCTCTTTCGCAGATTTTCACATACATTACATATCTTTCTTTATTCATTATTCCCTCCTATTCTGGCGGTTCTCTTGCCTTGTGCAAACCGCTCACCTCTATTCCGGCGCATCTGATACCGTGTTTTGATTTTTCACTTTAAAAAATCAAGAAAAACCTGTTGACCATATACGCACTTTCTAGCAGGTGCGACCGCTGCTATGTTTTCCACGGTATCGCTGTGATGTCTTTCAGCTTGCCATCGTCAGAGCGTCGGTTGCCATCCGGACGCTGACGGAGGACTGATGCCTCCGTTTCGGCTTTAACATGCAATAAATTCAAGTGAGGAAAAGATTTCATTTTCCTTTTTCATGTCATATGCTTTACTCATTGCGTATACATAGCATTCTTTTTCGTTCTCCAAAAACTGTCCGTCAAATTCAATCGTTTCATTCCTTTCGGTATCTGTGTCCGTATTGATATAATGTGCCTCAAATAAATACATCTTGTACCATCCTTTCTGTCGCTTGTCATCCATGCACTGATGGAGGACTGCTGTCTACATTTCGACTATTCATCAGTAACCGTTTCACGCGCTTTGAATTTGACTTTTATAAGTATCAAGTAAACCTCTGTATATATAATAAGCATATCGTGATTTCCCCTCTTTTTTGAGCGCGTATCCTACTGGAATCCTTTCCTGTCGCATAAGGTACTGTAATGCCTCCACATCCATATTTAACTCTTTGGCTGCCTGTTTCGTGGTTACACGCTCCATTGTTGTTCCTGCTGCCATCTGCTCACCTCCTGTTCTTACAGCTTGTCAAACTGATTCTGGACATTTTGTTGTTGGTCGGAAGGCATTTTTCCCAGTCTTTTCAAAAACAACTTCTTTGCATTTTTTACATGCTTCCCTGCTGCTGTTTGCACTTACAAAAATGTGATGCAGTGTTTCCGTTCTGTTTGCTTTAATGTAGTAAAATACTTGATATGTTTTCATTTGATATCCTCCTGTTCTATTGGCTTGCCATCGTCAGAGCGTCGGTCGCCGTCCGAACGCTGACGGAGGTTTGCTGCCTCCGTTTCGGCTTTTATTTAATTTGAAATTCATTTATTCCTTCCATATCCCTAAGTTCTTTTGTTGCTGCCCAAACTATCTTTCCGCTCATGTTCTTTATAATGCTTTTATATACTCGTCCGTCTTCATCAACTGTCCCGCCTACTGTATAGGTTGGAGCGATTATGTTTCCTGCTCCATATACTTTAATTTCGCTATGAAAGAAACAAGTGCCCTTATCAATTTCTAATGTCGTTTTTTCTCCAAGCGAAAACATCTTTTCCTTGTCTGCTAAAAATCCATCTACCCACTTTTGGCAATCTCTTTCTACTATTCCTTCTACCATTTTTTTATAAGTCATAAACGTTTTCCTCCTGTTTTGTCGGCTTGCCATCGTCAGAGCGTCGGTCGCCATCCGGACGCTGACGGAGGTTTGCTGCCTCCGTTTCGGCTTTTATTCCTGTTCCTCTCTCTTGAATCTCATGAGGAAATTTTTTATTTTGTTTAACATTACCTGCTCTGACCTCTTTTCTCTGTATCTCTTTGCCTCGTCCGCTGCTTGTGTCGCTGTCCTGCCATCCTCTCCGATTGCTGCTGCCATTCCGTCCGCTGCCTCTTTGATTTCATGGTCTGTCCTTGCAAGTCCAGTCTCGACCATCTTGTCGAGTTCTCCACACAACCACTCTGGAATTGTGCGCTCCCGCAATTCAAAATATGCTTTGTCACATCTTGCTTCCAACCCGCTGACCTGCTCCTCCGTGATTTTCAGTAATTTCCGGAGTTCCTCGTTCTCTTTCTTGAGTTTAGATGCCGATTCCTCTGCGACCTCTGTCCGCCCTTTCAGGCTGAACGCTGCATCATATTCAATGTTCTCCTCTGCGATTTCAAGAACTCCCTCCATCGCCGTGGCGAGATAACTGTTTTCTCCCATACCCCCGACGATTTTTTTTATTTTTTCAATTGCTTGTCTCTCCTGCTCTTTACTTGTCATTGTGATTCCTCCTGTTTTGTTGGCTTGCCATCGTCAGAGCGTCGGTCGCCATCCGGACGCTGACGGAGACTGCTGCCTCCGTTTCGACTTTTATTCCTAGATTCAAAGAATTTTTATAATCCGAATATCTTTACCGCTGTATTTCTCTTTCAGACTTTTAATCATACCCGCTCGCGCCGTCTTTTCATCGTTTTTATTAACGTAACCGTTGATTCCTCCGCAAACCTCACGCATTACCCCACCACCCTTATTGATTCTTCCTGTGGCTTCTTTCGCATCATAAGCAACTTGTGTAATGCTGCGAATCCTTTCAGAACTAAAATCTTCTGTTCCCGTATCAACTATTACTCCGTTTCTATATTTGGTATATGGTACTTCATAATAGTTGGGGTTGATTTCTGTCCAATTTCTTCTTAAGCCGTAAATTTTGTAAGTATTATGCATATTTGTGTACCTCCTGTTTTGTATCTTGTAGATACATAATAATATCTTCAAGATACTTTGTCAATACTTTTTTGTATCTTTAGGAAACTTCTTATTGATTTTTGTATCAGTCGGTGTTATATTCATTGAAAAGGAGGTGATTTCATGACGCAGAATGAGCGTGTAAAAGAGATAAGAAATTCTCTCGGTCTCACAATGGAGAGATTTGGTGAACGTCTCGGCATTAAAAAGGCTGCTATTTCAAAAATTGAAAAGGGCGAAAATTCTCTTACTGAGCAGAATCTTAAATCTATTTGTCGTGAGTTTTCTGTTGACTACATATGGCTGACCACAGGCGAGGGTGAAATGTTCGTTGATAATGATGACGACATCATTGAGACAATTGACCGGATAATGTTGGGAGAAAATGAGTTTCACAAGAATCTTTTTAAGACTTTTGCTCGTCTCGACGAAAATGAACTACTTGCACTTGAACAATTTGTTGATAAGTTCATAGAGGTGAAAAAGGGAAAAGACTGACAGTCTTTTAACTGCCAGTCTCACGGGTGTATAGATACAGCACAACCTTATAAATCCGTTTTAAGGTTTTTGTATTATGTATCTTTCCGACTAACTCAATAATAGCCTCTTTGTACTTCACTGGTACACCACCGCCTTTCCGAATCTAATATTATCACATATTTCCATGATTGTGGAATTAGTGTGCTACATTTCCATGATTATGGAATTATTCACACCTGCTGCCACATCAAAAGAGTAATGTGATACAATTATTTGTATTCGGATTCAAATAGGTCAGTGATTCTCATGTCGAGTGCAATCGCTATCATTTCAAGTTGAAACAATGTCGGTGACACCTTGCCGTTTTCGATGTTGTTTAGCGTTGATTTTCCAATTCCGGATTTCCTCGCTAACTCCATCAATGTGAACCTTTTTTCAGTTCGCATTTCCCATAATTTAATTTTCACCCTGCTCACCTCCTTTTAAGGGAGTTTACAAGGTGTCGAATTATAAGAAAAATGGAGGTGTGCTATATAGGAAAAATTAAGTATGAGATATTTATAGGTATTTTAGCAGTAATTGCTGTTATACTTGCTATACTGGACATGACGCTCGGGTTAAGCGATTGGATGATAATTGTTGACAATATAATTCTCGTAATATTCATTTTTGAGTATATCGTCAGATTCCTCTTAGCTAAAGATAAAATATTATTTATTAAGAGTAATATACTTGACCTAATAGCGATTATTCCTTTTAACTCTATTTTCAAAATTTTCCGTGTTTTCAAAATGGCAAGACTATTGAAAACAGCTCGTATTTTAAAAATTTTCAAATTATCAAAGATACTTGCCTATTTGTTCAGAGCCGGAAAAAAAACAAAACTATTCCTCAATACTAATGGTTTTAAGTATATGTTGATGCTATCTTGTTTCATGATTTTATTAGGCGGTATTGTTATACAATATGCAGAAAATATGGGTTTCGCAGATAGTATATGGTGGGCTTTTGTTACTGTAACTACTGTAGGTTATGGTGATATTTCTCCTACTACGGTTATAGGCAGGGTAATGGCGACAATTTTAATGCTAGTTGGAATCGGTTTAATCGGTGCCCTTACTAGTACAATTACATCTTATTTTTTCGCTAAAGGTAATAGTTCAATAAAAAATGATGTGATAGAAACTATTAAGACTAAATTAGACAATATAGAGCAATTAAGCGATGATGAGATAGACGATATTTGTAAAATACTAAAAACTCTTAATAAATAAAAAGTGACCGTCACTGCAATGACGACCACCTTTTTTGTACATGTTGTTATGCAACACGGACGTATGATAAAAATTACTTTCACCATGCTCATTTTATCATAAAACCGTGCTTCTGCATAGGTTTTTTCTTTTTACCCTTTTATGAAAGTGAGGCTCAATTTTATGAAAATGCCAAATGGTTACGGCAGTGTTGTGAAGCTGACCGGAAAAAGACGTAAGCCGTGGGCGATACGAATATCAAAAATGATTGAACTACCAAACGGTACTATCAAAAGGAAACGAGAATATCTTGCCTATTTTGTAAAACAAGAATCTGCTTTACAGTATCTTACTGAATATAACAATGGCTCTGTCGTTGCTGAACATATCAGATATTCTGAAATACCAACTTTTGCAGAAATGTATGAGAAATGGAAAAAATATAAAAACTCACTCAAAGATAAACTCACTGCGAGCACGTGGAAAAATTATGAGATAGCATTTCATCACCTTTCAGACCTGCATCACATGAAAATGATAAATATAAAGACGATAGATGTCCAGAACAATCTCAATAAATGGAATCATAAAAGTAAATCCAACATGTCAAGTATGAGGGCATTGTTAAAAGGGGTATATTCCTATGCTATCATGAATGAATACATTGAAACAGATATCACCGTGCACCTAGTTTTTGAATGGACGGATTCAACCGAACCAATTCACCATCGCTTCACTGATGACGAAATAAAACTGCTATGGTCGAAACTTTATGAGGTCAATAATGTAGATATCATCCTCATTTATATCTATACCGGAATGCGTCCGACTGAATTAATAAACGTGCTAACAGAGAATGTATGCATAGATAAAAAATATATGGTCGGGGGAATGAAAACAGAGGCAGGAAAAGACCGCATTATTCCTCTAAACGACAAAATCATTCCTCTTGTTAAAAATCGCTATGACCCAAACAAGAAATATTTGATTAATAATAAATACGGGAATCATTATACCTATGGTACATATCAGAATGGGAACTGGCAGACTGTAACAAACAAACTTGGTCTCAAGCATAACCCGCATGACTGCCGTTATACATTCGCGTCGCTCGCTGACAATGTTGGAATGAATGATGTATGTCTCAAACTGATTATGGGACATTCCATTCAAGACATTACAAAGGGAGTCTATACGCAGAAAACCCTTGAGGAATTATTGGTTGAAGTAAATAAAATTTGATTTTTTTACTGTCGCCCACCTGTCGCCCATCTGTGGTCAACTTGTCGCCCACCATGTCCCTCAAACTTCTTTTTTCTTCCCTTATGTGAATATTCAGACAATTTGAAACCCCACAGACATAAGGTCTGTGGGGTTTATTTGATTTTTTATACAACTCCCTGGGCGGTCATGGCTGTGGCAACCTTCAGAAAACCTGCAATATTGGCACCTGCCACGTAGTTACCTTCCAAGCCATATTCTTTTGCGGCTTTATCAAGGTTATGGAAGATATTTATCATGATGTTTTTAAGCTTGCCGTCCACTTCTTCAAAGGTCCAGCTTAATCTTTCGCTGTTCTGGCTCATTTCCAG